GAAATAGATACAGCGCCCGCACCTATTGACGCTTACAATCCTAGCGTTCAAACATTCGATGATGGATCTACATTTCAAACATTTGACGACGGGTCTACATTAGCTACAGATTCTACTAATAATATAACATCATCGCCTGCAACAAGCGATAGCAGTCCGCTAGCATCAGAAATTCAACGCGGCATTAACAATGCTAGAGCTCAACCAGTGCGAGCGGTACAACTAGGGCAAGAAGCTGGCAGTGGCGACTGGCGAGTTAAACTACGATTAGCGCAAGGCGCAACTTATTTGTATAATGCTCCACAACCTGGAATACTAGAACCTTTGCGAGTGACCAATGGAGTTATATTTCCGTATACACCTAAAATTGATATTAGTTACAAAGCAAATTATTCATCCCAAGACTTAACACACTCTAATTTTAGAGGATATTTTTATCAAAATAGTCAAGTTGGTGATATTGGCATCACAGGACATTTTACAGCGCAAGATACAACTCAAGCAAATTATTTGTTAGCGGTAATTCATTTTTTTAGAAGTGCTACAAAAATGTTTTATGGTCAAGATCCTCAACGAGGCAGTCCTCCGCCCTTGCTATTTTTATCTGGACTTGGACAATATCAGTTTAATAATCATCCTTGTCTAATTACTGATTTTACTTACAATCTTCCTGAAGATGTAGACTACATTCGAGCCCAGGTAACTAACCAAGTTGGTCTTAATTTAACAGTACAAAACAATGTAAAGCAGAGTGTATCAACCAATAATATTTTTTCTAGTATACAACGACTAGCAAACGCATTTACAACAAAAGGAGCTGTGCCTAATACTCCATTTGGGTCGCCTAATGTGCCAAATTTAGCACAAGGTTCTCCAACCTATGTGCCAACAAAAATGGACATCACTGTTAGACTGTTACCATTAAATACTCGCCAACAAGTTAGCCAACAATTTAGCCTTAGAGAGTTTGCTAACGGCAATCAACTCAAAGGAGGGTTCTGGTAATGACTGCCTCTTACAATCAAACCAGTCCATATTATACAACTCAATATAGTCAGTATTTTTTGGATGTAATGATCAACCGACCTATTCCAAAATTAGTTGACGATCAATATTTTACAATTAATTCAACATATCAATATAGGCCAGATTTGTTGGCACATGATTTATATGACAATAGTAATCTATGGTGGGTATTTTATCAACGCAACCCAAATACATTAACATCGCCTCCCTTAGATTTTAAAGCAGGCACTCAAATTTATTTGCCAAAAATTACTACACTCAAATCTGCGTTAGGTATATAAAATGGCAAATGGGGAACTTCCATTATTTTATCGCTATGCGGGGCCATCGCCTGTTGGTGGCAATTATTATGTTGACCCAAAAACTGGTGACATATATGATTTACCAGTTGCGCCAAGTCCAGAACAATTAAATGCCTGGCAAGCAGAAAATCCAAAAGTTGGCACCACAGAACAAACACAAGCGACACCTGCTGAAATATTTCCTGGTGCTACTCAAACGCTTGGCGGCCCAGTGCCTGTTTTTACACAAAATCAAGTAAATCAAAATTTAGTAGCCGCAAGACAACCCGGAGCCGCAGCACCAACTGATGATAATTTTGGATTGTCAAATACTACCTCAGGCACTAGTGCATTATTAAATGCCAGCACCAGTCCTGGAAGTTTAATACAACCACGACCAAATCTATTAGATCAATTTGCTAGTTACACATACAATCTTGGGTGGTACTTGTTGTCTCCAACACAATTTGCTCAAATTACAAATGTGACTAAACTTGATATTAATCAATGGTCATTGCTAGTTCAAAGTGGCGGAGCAGCTGTGCAACAATCAGGTGTGTCACCACAAGATAATTTGCCCAATCAACAAGCCTCGGCAGTTGGTGGCCGCAACAAATATTTTACATTAGATTATTATATAGATGATTTTGAAATTATCTCAACTTTAGGTGGCGGCGGCCCAGCTACACTTACTGAAATTTCATTTAAAGTAAATGAACCAAATGGATTAACATTACTGCCCAATCTTACCAATGCGGTACGCGATTTGTATCAAGAAAGTACAGCGGCTAATAATCTAGCATTTTATGTCATGGTTGTTAAATTTTATGGCTGGGATATTAACGGAAATTTAATTACAGATCCAACAAAAAATACAGGCACTCCAGGAGTTACGCCTGGTATAACTAATGCGGTCTTAACAAGATATTACCCATTTCAAATTACAGAATTCAATTTTAAAATGGCAAGCAAAGGTATTGAATATTCTATCAAGGGCACGCCGCAACATTTTCAATACGGGTCGTCTTCAGGAACTGCTAGTATTCCATATAATATAGAACTTACTGGCGAAACAGTTAGTGATGTGTTATCCGGCACTGGTAAATTTGATGTGCCTATTGCTGACAGAGGTAGAGAATCAACTTCAACACCAGCACCAGCACCAGTTGCTGGCCAGACAATCAATGACACACGAGCCAGTGCTGGAGTAGATGTCAATGGCAACTTCACTGGTGAAACACAAAGCCCATTTCAGGTAGGAGCATAATATGGCTGCAAGTCCTAGACTAGATCTTCCTGGCTCCAGTTTAGAAGCCGAATTTGGCGGCACCGGCGGCGGAGTAAGAGAAAGTCCTATAGCTGCCGCCGTAGGGGCTAGTGCATCGGCGCCACCCAAGGCTACCGCGGCCCCTACAGGAACTACCAAATATACTTACACTGGTTTATGTGATGCATTAAATGCCTACGAACAAAGTTTAGTCAAAGCAGGCACAGTTGAATATGCCAATCAATATGTAATAGAATTTGCTCCCGCAAGTCTTGCTAGTTCTGGTATTGTATTACCTGGCACCAGTGATAAAAAAATGGCGCCCGGACAGCAAACTGATACCGCTAAAAATAAAGTACTTCCAGAAACTAATACTTTTAACAGTAAAGGTAAAAATATAGCAGTATCACAAGGTACACAAATTATACAATTTATTGAACTGACTATGCGTAATAGTCGTTATATTACAGATCAGTTACTAGTAACGCAAGATCAAGTTACTGGTAACTCAATACCAAGCACTTCTATTACAACCAATAAAACAACTTCTTGGTTTAAAATCACAGTTAATGCAGTACCAGTTAGTCCTAAGATAGATAAAGGTCGAAACGACTATGCTTATAAAATCACATATTCAATATCAACTTACGCACTAAACGAAGCACAAAGTCAATATTTTCCTGAAGCGCAATTCCGCGGTGTACACAAAGTGTATAACTATTGGTTTACTGGTCAAAATACACAAATATTAAGTTACGAGCAAAGTTATAATAATCAATATATCAATGTATTAAGCAGTAAAACTCAAACGCAAGGTAAACAAGGTATAGATAATGCGTTGTCAAACTCCGTGGGGTATGGTATAGGTTTACCAAAAAATGTTCCATCTCCTAGATCAGGACAAAGTGATCAACAAGCAGAAAACGGAGCTAATAATCCGGCTAGTACATTGGCTGATTACCTGTATAGCTTTTCTGACCAAAGCGAAATAACTTTGCAAATTGTTGGGGATCCGGCCTGGTTAGTTCAAGCTGAACCCAAAGGTATTACTGCTAAGGCTTTTGAATTTGGCGGGTTTTATTCAGACGGCACAGTGAATCCAGAAGTTCAACAAATCGTATTTGCTGTCAATTGGAATGCTCCCAGTGATTATAATAACGGATCAAGCGGACCTTATAGTGGAACAGGGTTAATGGAAGTAAACGCTTCAAATACACAAGGTAATAACAATAATTTAGCGAATTCGCCAATGCAAGCTAGTGCGGCATACACCGCAACCCAAGTAAGGAGTACTTTTAGTCGAGGTAAATTCACACAAGAATTAAAAGGCAATGCTTTAAAGAATTTAAATCCAACACAGTTAGCCAGTGTAGCTAGAAGATCAACTGAATCTAGTAATACACCGCAAGTAACAGCGAATCAACCTCAAAGTAATACGCGAATACCTAGTATAGTCGCTGCTAATAATGGTTTTAAAAATTTAACAAATCAACTTAATCCAAACTTATGGAATAGCGAACCTAACAATATACCGGTATCTTCTCCAAATTTATCGCAATCGGTTGAAGCTCCGCCTATACAACCAGCAACGCCTGCTGAAGCTCCAACAAGCAATGGCGGCATTGATGTTTTTGCTGGATTAGCCGGCGCATCTAATGTTTTTAATACAGGTAATATACCGATAACTACAGAAACACAATCAATGGCAGCTAAGGATGCATAATGGCAATTAATGTACAACGAACAACAGGTAGATCAGCACCGTATAAATTTGACCGAGGCGGCATGCCTACAGATTTTGGTCCTTTTATTGGTGAAATAGTAAACAATGTTGACTCAACTCGAAGTGGTCGGGTACAAGTTTATGTTGAACAATTTGGTGGCGGCGATAAAACAGATAAAACATTGTGGCGTACAGTAAGTTACATACCACCGTTTGGTGGAGCAACTCCTAAAACAAGTACATCGGCTGGCGTAGGTACTTACGGATCCACCAATAACCAACAAAGTTATGGCATGAGCTTTAGTCCTCCGGACATTGGAGTTCAAGTATTGTGTTTCTTTGTTGCTGGCGATCCCAATCAAGGTTTTTATATAGGTGTAGTGCCTCCACAAGGTATAAATCATATGGTGCCAGCCATTGGGGCGGCGCCAGAAGCAGTAACACAAAATGAAAATCAAGCAACATATTTTGCTAACAGTCCACAATTACCAGTTACTGAAATTAATAATGCGGAACAAAACACAGCAATTAATGAAAATCCTCAATTTTTTGATCAGCAAAAACCAGTACATAGCTATGTAGCTAGTGTATTATTTCAAGCAGGTACGGTTAACGATCCAATTCGTGGATCAATAAGTTCATCTAGCCAACGAGAAAGCCCTAGTAACACTTTTGGATTTAGTACCCCCGGTCGCCCAATATATCAAGGTGGCTTACAAGATTCAACTATCCAACAGCAAGTAGCATCTGGGTCTGTTCCTCCTGAAGCAGTTAATGTAGTTGGCAGAAGAGGTGGTCATTCTTTTGTGATGGATGACGGAGATGTCGGCGGAAAAAATTCTTTGGTGCGTATTCGATCAGCAAAAGGACATCAGATTACAATGTCAGATGATGGAAACTGTTTTTATATTGCTCATGCTAATGGCCAAGTATGGTTAGAATTTGGCCAAGAAGGGACGTTAGATGTTTTTACAACAAATTCTATTAATTTAAGAACACAAGGCACTATAAATTTACACGCAGATAAAGATTTCAATATTTTTGCTGGTAAAAATATTAATATGAAAAGTAAAAAAGGTATTACATTTGAAACTGAAGGGTCGTTTACAAGTATTAGCAAAGCTGCGTTTACAATATTTAGTGAAGCAACCATTGGAGTTAAAAGCAACGGCCAATTAGTATTGGATAGCAAAGGTGGATCGTGGAATTCAGCGGGGGCATTAACGTTGGAAGGTAGTACTATTGATTTAAATCCAGGGTTTGCTCCAGGGGTAGCAGTACCAACACCGCTTACTGAATATACAATGCCAAACAGTGAATTTAATACCAGTTCAGGCTGGGCAGTATCGGCTAGAGGTATAAAAAGTATTGTTACTCGCGCCCCATCGCACGAACCTTGGCCATATCATAACCGAGGAGTACAAAACAAAGTTAGTTTAGGAACCGGAGCAAATACAATTCCGCCTGGAGCTCCTGGTATTCCGCCCGGAACAACTATTACTAAAACAAATTAATATGTCAATTTTTAAATACACGCTTCCTTCTGGTTCTCAATATCAAGTAAATGCCCCTGCTGGCACTACTCAACTACAAGCAGATAAAATCTTTTATGAACAAGTTGCTGCCGGAACATTTGTTGGCTACAAAAAGGGAGATAGACTTGCCAATCCTCAAGAAACCCTTAATGAATTTGGAATATCTAGATTAAAAAGAGGTACGGCAGGAGTAAACGATAAAACACTATTAGCAGTTATTTCAGGATTACCATTAGTAGCAGAATTACCTGCGACCTTAACACAAACGCCTGTTCAAAATCCAATTGATCAAACCAAATACGCTCAAGTTACTAGCAGTCCCACTGGGCCAGTGGGACTAGGTCCAAATGGGGTTGGAACTTTATCAGCTGTACAAACACAAGCCTTGATGGCACAGATGGCAGCAACTACTGGCGGCAATGTTGATACATTGTCTCAAGAAATTGGAGTTGGTGTATATGGATTCAATTGCCAACAACTTGAACAGGCAGGACTGATCAAACCGGGGTATTGCCAAAGATATTGCGCTACAAATTCTAGCACAGGCACAAATCCTGATAATTTTGTAACTTTTATGAATTCGCCTGCTCCATGGACAGGATTGTATGGGGTAACAACTGTTAATAATATTGTAGGGCAACAAGCGTTACAAAACACCATTCAAGAAAATTTATTTAATCAAAGTTATGTTCAATTAGTAGCTAACGGAACTATTGTTCCTCCAGCCGAGGCTACACCAACTACAACAGCTAATACTGGACAGGTATACGATACAACCGGCACACTTGTGACAACATCGGCATTAGCCTTGTTGTCTGTTGGATTAAATGGCGGATTTAGTAGTGGGTCATCGATTACATCATTGTATAATAGTGCGGTGAGTACATTGGGAAGTGTAGGAAATTCAATTAGCAATATATTTTCAGGATTTAGCAGCAGCTCAGTTGGTGATATACCAGTTGATATTCAAAGTCTTGGATCAGATGCTATTGCTTCGTATAGCTCAAGTTTGTCAAGTTTATCAACAGGAGCAATTGGCTTTGCTACCAGCTCACTAAACAATATTACATCAGCAACTGGTTCTACAGCATCTCAACTTTCTGGACTAGCTAGTGGCCTGACAGGCGGAAATGTAGCAGGAACAGTGGCGTCAATATCTTCTACAATCAGTGGGGATATAGGAGCATTAGTAACTACTGGCAGTAAATATGGAACAGAACTTGCGACAGCATGGGCCGGTAGTGCTACTTCTGCATTATCTAGTATTGGATCTAATTTAGGATCATTGGCATCGGGCGCTTCTAGTGCCGCACAAAATGCATTTAATACAGCACAAACAAGTTTAACTAACGGTATTAATTCGTTGGCAAAAGCATCGCAATTTAGTGTTAATTTTAGTGATTTTTCTTTGAGTAATATGGTATCTGGAGTACAACCTGCGGCCGGATTCACAAACACAGTTGATCGAGCTACTGTTGATGCTGCGGTTACTAGAGTAATAGGATCTCCTTTAATTACACCACCAACATATGAATTACCTTCTGCTAGTAGTTTAGGCACTACAGCAGATATTAGCGCGGCAAAAAACTTGTTAGCTCAAGCACAAGCTGCGGTTCAGGGTGTTGGATCTAGAATAGTTAATATTGTATAGAATAAATATATCATATGGCAACCTTTATCGGATTCAACACAATTAATCAAAATAAAACATTCACTCTTGTTGATTTTGAATTAATAAAACAAGATTTATTAAATGCTTTTAACATTAGGCAAGGTGAAGTTGTTGGCCGCCCTGGATATGGTACTATTTTGTGGGCATATTTGTTTGAAAATCAAACCCCAGAACTACAAACGGCTGTATATCAAGAAGTTCAAAGAGTTATTGGGGGCGATCCTAGGTTATATCTTAATAATGTTAATATGTATCCTCAGCAAAACGGCATATTGTTAGAATTAGAACTACAAACAGTAGCAACTACTTCGGCTCAAATTCTATCTATATTTTTTAATGAACAACAGCGTTCCGCAAGTTATATTTAACTTAAACTACCCAGTTTATTTCCTACATAAATACTTGTAACATTGGAATAACCATGGCGAAAACAACAAGGCAAACTGTACTATTTGGAGTTGAAGATTGGAAAAGAATCTATCAAACCTATAGCGAAGGTAACTTTCAAAGTTACGATTTTGAAACTTTACGGAAGAGTTTTATTGATTATCTGCGCCAATATTATCCAGAAACATTTAACGATTATATTGAGTCGTCAGAGTTTATTGCGTTACTAGATGTTATGGCTTTTATGGGCCAAGCATTGGCATTCCGTACAGATTTAAATACTCGCGAAAACTACATTGACACCGCAGAACGCCGCGATAGTGTTATTAAACTTGCAAATTTGGTCAGTTATGTTCCGCAACGCAATACAGAAGCTAATGGGTATCTTAAAGTATTTTCTGTTTCCACTACAGAAAATGTAACAGATTATAACGGAGTAGATCTTGCCAATATTACAGTTAACTGGGCAGATCCTAGCAATTTTGACTGGCAAGAACAATTTACATCCATTATAAATGCGGCATTGGTTGATACTCAATATGTTGGTTCGCCTGGCAATGATCAAACAATTCTTGGTGTAGACACACAGGAATACACAATTAATTTAGTTCCAGGTTATATTCCTGTAGTTCCGTATACTGCTACTATTAATGGAGTTAACATGCCATTTGAAGCAGTAAATGCGACTTCATTAGGCGAAACTTTTATTTACGAACCGCCACCATTACCTAATGGACAATTTAATGTACTATTTCGTAATGACCAACTAGGTTATTCAAGTGCTAATACCGGTTATTTCTTTTATTTTAAACAAGGCGTATTGCAAAATCAAGATTTTAACTTGGCTGAAAGCATCGCTAACCGCACAGTTAACATCAATATTGAGGGCGTCAATAATACAGATGTCTGGTTATATCAACTTGACAATGTAGGTAGCGTTTCAAAAATTTGGGAGCAAGTTCCATCGGTATATGCGGCAGCAGTTGAGCAAATGACTTCAACTATAAGATCAGCATATTCTGTAACCAGTCGTACTAATGATCAAATTACATTGTTATTCGGCGACAATGTATTTGCTACTATACCAGTTGGTCAATTCCGTAGTTATGTTAGAGCATCAAATGGATTACAATACATTATTAATCCAGAAAATATGCAATCGGTATCAATACCTATTTCTTATGTTAGTCGTTCGGGAACTATTGAAACCATTACATTTAATTGTGGTATTACTGCGCCTGTTACTAATGCTGCGCCTCGCGAGACTATTGAACAAATTAAACAACGGGCTCCTGCTCGTTACTACACACAAAATCGAATGGTTAATGGAGAAGACTATACAAATTTTCCATTTACACAATATAATTCTATTATTAAAAGTTCAGCATTAAATCGCAGCTCTATTGGTACAAGTCGTTATTTAGATTTAGTTGACCCCACTGGCAAATACTCATCTACTAATGTATTTTCGTCTGACGGTGCGTTGTGGTATATCAATGAAACACCAGCATTTGCATTTACATATCAAACGACAAATGACATCAATGATGTAATATTAAACGACATAACACCTTTATTATTACAAGAAACGTTTAAACAATTTTATTATGCTTATTTTCCAAGACCAAGTTTAATTCCTTTAAATTATTCTTGGAACCAAAGCACTACCATTGTAAATGAAACCACAGGTTATTTTGTTAATAGCAGCGGCACTCCAGTTCCAATTGGGTCTACAGTAAGCAATACAGCTAAATTTATTGTTGAAACTGCACTAGTTAAATTTGTGCCACCGACTGGATATTATTTTGATAGCAATAATGAATTAAAACCTGGAGTACCATTAGTAGACGGCGATCATTTAGTAATTTGGGCGTCTCCTACAGCAATAATTGGAGATGGCAGTAACGGCGGTCAAGGAAATTTAGCTAACGGGGTAGGGCCAGTGGTATTAAACACTTATGTTCCAACAGGAGCAATAGTTACCGAAGTCATCCCAGCATTAACTTCTGAATTTTCAACCAGTTTGAAACAATCTATAGTTAATCAAATATTCTTAAAAGCAAATTTTGGATTAGGGTACGATAGCACAGGTACAATTACTGGGACTCCTTACACTTGGTATTTAATAACAGCAGCTAATCTTGATACTGGAGCAGTATGGAGCCAAGCTAATGCTGGAAATACCTCGGGTGCCGGAATAGATGCCAGTTGGTTAATACAAGCAACATTTAATGGTAGTCAGTATACAGTTATTTCTCGTAGTCTTAACTACTATTTTGGTAGTGTACTAGAAACTCGTTTCTTTTTTAATACATCACAGCCAATTTACGATAGTCGCACCGGAACTGTTATTTCTGATTTCACTAAAGTTTTAAGAACTAATAGTCAACCATATAGTAACTTGCCACTTCTAAGTGATATAACTTTAAAAATTATTGGACAACCTATATTAACCGATGGATTGGTAGACGATTATCAGGTATTAATAAGCTATCAAGATTATAATAATGATGGTATTCCTAGCAATCCAGATTTCTTTTTAGAAATAGTAGGAGTTAGCCCATCAAGTACAACAACACCTAAGCCATATGTATTTTTTCAATTAACTACAGATTTTGATAATCTTGAAAGATATTTGTTACAACCGGCAGGAATAGTAAATGCTGACTATCCAACATTGGCGGAGATTGAGCAATTTAAAGAGCAATATCCAACAGGACAAATATTTTATGCATACAATAGTAACGCATTTTATAAATTAACATTGCTTTTGTCTGGAACAAGAGTATTGCAAACCACAGCAGGTTGGGTAGCGCAAGTCGGACGACAAGAATTATACTTCCAATATCGTCATAACTCTGCGTTAACTAATCTTATTGATCCTGGCAGTACTAACATTATTGATTTGTACGTTGTAACTTTTGAATATTACACACAGTACACACGCTGGATACAAGATACTACTAACACAATAGCAGAACCTTTTCCGCCTACCATTGATGAATTAACAACAGCTTATGCTGGATTACAAAATTATAAGATGATTAGTGACAATATGATTCTCAATAGTGTAGAATTCCTTCCATTGTTTGGCAATAAAGCGCCCGAAGCTGTAAGAGCTATTATCAAAGTAATTCCAGCATCTAACTCAAATGCCAGCGATAATCAAATTCGTAATTTAGTTTTGTCCACTATGAATGCTTATTTTGACATTGCTAATTGGAACTTTGGTGACACATTTTATTTCAGTGAATTAGCTGCTTACATTCATGCTCAAATAGGAACCTTTGTATCATCGGTTGTTTTAGTACCACTAAACCCACAAAAGAGTTTTGGAGATTTATATGAAATACAATGTGCGCCATATCAGATTTTTGTTAATGGTGCTACAATTAATGATATTCAAGTAATACAATCGTTAACCAGTACCAACTTACAAACTGCCCCCGGCAGCGGAGCAATTTAATGGCTGCTCAGATCCGTTCAGTAGATTTTCTACCGGAGATATTTCAAACTCCGGTAAACACACAATTTCTAAACGCTACTCTTGACCAGCTAGTCCAGGAACCGCAATACAAGCAAACACAAGGTTTTATTGGACAAAAAGTTGGACCCGGAGTAAATGCCAACGACACTTATGTTATTGAACCAACTAAAGTTCGTAATGATTATCAATTGGAGCCTGGAGTTATATCTTTAAATCCTGTTACTGGTAAAATTGATGATGCTATAACCTACCCCGGAATACTTGATGCGCTTTCAACACAAGGCGGAATTGTAAATCAACAAGATAGATTATTTGAAAGCGAATATTATTCCTGGGATCCATTTGTAGATTTTGACAAATACAGCAACTATTCTCAATATTATTGGTTGCCTAATGGACCAGACTTGGTTACAGTAGCGCCTACAACTATTCTAACAACGCAAACTTTTACAATCACTCGGGCCAATGGAGCTTATACTTTTAGTGG